AACCTTACGTGTTGAAAAGAAACAAAACTTCTCTGTAATTAGTAGAGAAGAATAAATAAATCACTGCCCCAAAAAATCATGACATTTTCAAATCCAAGACCAGAAGAAGACATAGCAGAAGACATCACTATTAGTACTGAGACTACAGGAGATATTACATTTAATACTGATACAAACTTGTATCAGGTAGATCCATTGGGATATATGCCACCAAGTCACGATCATAGTGAACTATGTGCTAAACTAGATGAGGTGAATGCAAAACTAGATCATCTTCTAGAGCATGCTCATCAAGAGTACACCCTAGTCCCTAAGAAAAATGAAGGTACCTAACTGGCAACACCATTCAAAGAAAGAAAAGAAGCGACACTTGAAGCCACAAGCATTGCGTCAAGCAAGGAAACGTCGTGGACAGTTGATAAAGTGTCTACTAAACCGTCCCAAGGGGCGGTTTTCTTATTACAATGTATAGTATACAGCATCCAACATTATGAACTTAGTCAAAGAATCACTCGCTAAACTACTTGCTCAAGAAGATCTTATTGTAGAACATCGTAAGGTAGACACAGCACAGTTCAATGTTGAGACTAGAGTTCTTACACTACCAATGTGGCAGCACGACAGTAACTTAGTTATTGATATGTTGATTGCACATGAGGTGGGTCATGCACTATACACACCTAATCGTTGGGATTTTGTTAAAGAAGTTCCTCTTAGTTTTGTAAATGTAACTGAGGACGTTCGTATTGAGAAGTTAATGAAGCGTAGATATGAAGGACTTCCTAAGACATTCTTTGGTGGATACAATGTTCTTGCAGAAGAAGACTTCTTCCAAGTTGAAGATGTTAATTGGGATGTATTAAACATTGCAGATAAAGTAAACCTACACTATAAAATTGGTAACTTCATTGATGTTCCTTTTAATTCAGATGAAGCAGTATTCCGTGATGATGCACTACACTTAGAAACATTTGAAGATGCTATTGAACTTGCTAAGAGAATGCATGCATATGCTCAAGCACAGGTAGAAGAGAAGAAGCAACAGCAAGAAGAAGAAGTACCAGCAATGGAAGTTCCTTTTGAAGGTAGTCCAGATTTAGGTGGAGATGAGTATCCTTTAGAAGATCTATCTACAGGTAAGACACCACAAGAACCAACTGAAGAAGGTGAAGGTGTAGAAGCAGAAAAAGCAGAACCAGAATCAGTTGGTGGTAAAGAAGCAGGTCGTGGTAACGGTCCTTCTGGTGCACAGTATTCAGCAGATGAGGTTCAAACAGCAGACACACTTGCAGAAGCAATTGAAGATCTTGCTCAAACAAATACATCTGTAACTGAGTATTCTTATATTGAGTTACCAGAAAAAGTTTCTTCAAAAACATTTGTCAGTAACCAAGAAGTTTCAGATTACATTGAACAGTACTACGCATCAAAGGAGAACTTATCTGTAGATCCTGATGAGTTTGTTGATGAGTATGATTACAGAATGGCACAGTATACTACTCAAGTATTGAGAGAAGCAGACAAAGAATATAATCAATATAAAAAAGAAGCACAGAAAGAAGTGTCTTACTTAGTAAAAGAGTTTGAGATGAAGAAGGCAGCAGATGGTTATGCTCGTCAAACTATTTCTAGAACTGGTGTTCTAAACACAGGTCTACTTCACACATACAAGTACAATGATGATATCTTCAGAAAAATTACTACTATACCTGATGCTAAAAGTCATGGATTAATTTTCAATATTGACTGGTCAGGTTCAATGTCTAATGCTCTTGCAGCAACTATAAAGCAAGTACTTTCATTAGTATCATTCTGTCGTAAAGTTGGTATTGCTTATGATGTTTATTCTTTCACTGATGCATATGAAACTTCAGACAGATACGCATACAAAGAAGATCCTAAATTCAAAAACAAAGTTATCTGTCGTAACTTCAATATGGTAAATCTTTTAACCAGTAAGTCAAACAACAGAACACATGCAAAACAGGCAAAGAACCTTTATCGTATCGCAGCATCATTCTGTAATCGTTCTGGAGGTGTACCACATAAGATGGGTCTAGGTGGCACTCCATTAGATGAGAGTATGATTGCAATGAATGAGATCATACCTGCATTCAAGAAAAAAACTGGAGCACAAAAAGTACACGTTGTTAACTTAACTGATGGCGAAGGTTATGGAATCAGTTACGGTCAAACAATTACAACAGGATACAATTCTGATGAGCAGCATGTAGTTGCACGTCGTATTGGTTCTAGGACACGTCTACGTGACCGTCAGACAGGTCAAACATATCAGTTTGATGATGACAACTATGGACATACAAAAACGTTTGTAACTCTATTACGTAATCGTTTTCCTGAGTGTTCTTTCATGAACATCCGTCTTTGTAATGGTGGAGACTGGAGTAGATTTAAGCGTGAGTGTTTAGGTTATGACAATCCAGAGGGATACGCAAAAGCAGATGCACAGTGGAAGAAAACAAAATCATTCATCTGTACATCCTCTGCATACACAATTCAGTATGCTCTATCCATCGGTGCACTTAGTAATGATGCTGAGTTTGAAGTTGTAGAAGATGCAACTAAAGCACAAATCAGGTCTGCATTCAAGAAGTCTTTAAATGCTAAAAAGATGAACAAGAAGATTCTATCTTCCTTCATCGACCAGATTGCTTAGACCAATTAAATTAGTGGCACACTCATAGTACCAAAGTCCTATGGGATGTGTCATTATAATACTATACAAACATTGATTTTTTTTTATTATGCCTTTCGAGAGAAAACTATCCGTCAACTTCGTAGACGAATTACGTGACCAGTTCGGTAACAACATCGACGCATCTCACGTCAAGAAATTTGCAACAGCACAAGGTTGTGCGTACCCTACAGTTGCACGTAAACTAAAACAGTTTCAAGTCAAGAAAGGTTCATGGAACCTAACTGTCCAAGAAGGCAGAGAGATTCTAGAAAAAGCAATTGCAGGTCCTACTGTTCTACCTAATGTACAGCAAAATCTTATACCAACACTTGATACCACATTTGTTAAGTTCGGCAATTTCAGCGATGTCAAAAAGATTGTTCAATCAGGCATCTTCTATCCTACATTCATCACAGGTTTATCAGGTAATGGTAAGACATTCTCTGTAGAACAAGCATGTGCTCAGGCAAAGAGAGAACTTATCAGAGTTAACATCTCTATCGAGACAGACGAAGATGATCTCATCGGTGGTTTCAGACTTGTTGATGGCAACACAGTATGGCACAACGGTCCTGTAGTAGAAGCACTCCAAAGAGGTGCAGTTCTATTACTTGACGAGATTGACTTAGCATCTAACAAGATCTTATGTTTGCAATCTATCCTTGAAGGTAAAGGTGTTTTCCTTAAGAAGATTGGTAAGTATGTAAAACCTGCTCAAGGATTTACTGTAGTTGCTACTGCTAACACTAAAGGTAAAGGTTCTGACGATGGTAGATTTGTAGGCACTAACGTTCTTAACGAAGCATTCCTTGAGAGATTTCCTGTTACTTTTGAACAGTCATATCCATCACCTGCTATAGAGCAGAAGATGCTTGATCTATTGTCATCAGACAAAGAGTTCAACAAGAGACTTTGTGACTGGGCAGACATCATCCGTAGAACATTTTATGATGGTGGTGTAGATGAGGTGATCAGTACACGTAGACTTGTTCACATCGTAAAAGCATACGAGATCTTCGGTAATCGTGCTAAGGCAATCACTACTTGTATCTCACGTTTTGATGAGGAAACTAAGCAAGCATTCCAAGAGTTATATGACAAGGTGGATGCTGATGTTGACTTTAACAAAGAAGTTTGATATGATTAATGCATGGAGTTTAGCGGGTTCCATTTTGAGTGGAACCCTTGACGAAGAATATCCTATTAAACAGAGGTCTATGGCAAACACTATTAAAGTGAACGTGCATCCAATAACAGGTGATCGCACTTATGAAGAAGAGGTGGACTGTAAGTACGATGAGGATCAAACACTGGATCTAGCGAAGGAGTATATTAAAAGTACTTACTCGCAGCATTATTCAAATGGTAACTTTCAGACGCTTGATCTCATCGAATCAATAGGAGACGCAGAAGCATTCTGCAGATCCAATGCGATTAAGTATCTTAGTCGCTATAATAAAAAAGGTCGTCCTCAGGATGACATTCTTAAGGCAGTGCACTACTGTGTACTATTATATTATTTTAGTAAATGAAACTATCAAAAAGCACTCTTGACATTCTCAAGAATTTCTCTAATATCAATCAATCAATCTGCTTCAAAGAAGGCACAGAGTTATCAACTCTATCCATTCAGAAAAACATTTTGTCTCGTGCAAATGTAGAGGAGAAGTTTCCAAAAAGTTTTGCCATCTATGACTTGAGTGAGTTCTTATCTGGACTTACTTTATTTGAAGATCCTGAGTTCAGTTTTGACAATGACAACTATGTTATTATCAAAGACAGAAAGAATTCATCAAGGTATTTCTTTGCTGATCCATCAACTATTGTTACTCCTCCTGAGAACAAAGTAGAACTTCCAAGTCAAGACGTATCATTCACAGTTGCATGGAGTGATATCTCTAATGTTATTAAGGCAGCAGCAATCTATCAGATAGAAGATCTAGCAGTTGTTGGTGATGGTAGTAAGATTAAACTTGTTGTTCGTGACAAGAAGAATGATACTTCCAATAGTTATGCTGTTGATGTAGGAAATACAGATAAGAGTTTCTCCTTTAATTTTAAAGTGGAAAATCTTAAGTTGTTACCAGGTGATTATCAAGTTGTTATCAGCAAACAGAATGCATCACTCTTTAGAGATGCAAACAGAGACCTTGAGTATCTAATCGCATTGGAGCCTGATTCTAAGTATGAAGGATGATTTTCTATGGGTCGAAAAGTATCGTCCAACACATATTGAACATTGTGTTTTACCAAAAGACATAAAGGATACGTTCCAGTCTTTTGTTAATAAAGGAGAGGTTCCTAATCTACTTCTATGTGGTGCTGCAGGTGTTGGTAAAACAACAGTTGCAAAAGCATTGTGTAAAGAACTAGGAGTTGATTCTTATATGATCAATGGATCTGATGAAGGTCGTTTTCTAGACACCGTACGTAACAGTGCTAAACAATTTGCATCTACTGTATCGCTGACCTCATCATCTAAGCATAAGGTCATCATTATAGATGAAGCAGATAATACTACACATGATGTGCAGTTATTATTGCGTGCTTCAATAGAAGAGTTTCAAAGAAATTGTAGGTTTATTTTTACTTGTAATTTCAAGAACAAAATTATTGAACCATTGCATTCTAGAACAACTGTTATTGATTGTAATGTCAGAGGAAAACAAAAACAAGAAATTGCTGCTCAATTTTTTGAAAGGTGTCGTGGAATACTTACCGCAGAAAATATACAATTTGATAATGCAGTGGTCGCTGAGGTCGTCCAGAAGTTCTTCCCAGACTTTAGACGAACTATCAACGAACTCCAAAGATACGCAGCATCAGGAACCATTGACACTGGCATTCTGGCAGTATTAAATGAGGTTAGACTTGGCGAACTAGTATCAGCATTAAAGAAGAAAGAATTTTCTATTGTACGTAAGTGGATTGTATCTAATCTTGACAATGATCCCAATGCAATTTTAAGAACGGTGTATGATAGTTTGTATGATTCTCTTACACCAACAAGTATACCTCAAGCGGTATTGATTATTGCTAAGTATCAATATCAATCAGCATTTGTTGCTGATCAGGAAATCAATCTCTTAGCAGCATTGACCGAAATTATGGTGGAGTGTGAATTCAAATGACTAACAAATTTATGAGAAAACGTGACAAGATCAGAGCACAAATGAAATCAAGATTTTATTATCTGTTCTGGGGTGCAGCAACTGTTGCTGTTGTTAGTGGACAACTTTATGTTGGCACATCATATCGTGCTATGGCAAAATCAATGAATAGATGGTTTGAAGAAACTATTGACATTATGCAAGAACCAGTAAGACAGAGAAGGGATAGTGGTGGATACTACATGCCTATTCCAACTCCAGAAGATTATGGAATGACAATCATACAATGAAAAAGTCTGAACTAATACACTGGAGATTACAAGCAATGCTAAGAGAGCATACTTTTAGTGACCTAGCATACCTAGGTATAAGAGAAGATCAACATTGGTATAGTATAGATGGTAATGAAATACCAGTAGATGCAATAGAAGAACTAGAATCAGTAGAAGAATGAACCTTAAAACACCACTAAGATATCCTGGCGGTAAGTCAAGAGCAGTTCCTAAGTTATGTCAGTGGTTACCTGAGACAATCACAGAATATCGTGAACCATTCTTAGGTGGCGGTAGTATGGCACTAGAGATAACAAAACGTTATCCGAAGTTATCCATATGGGTTAATGATATGTACGAACCATTATATAACTTCTGGGTACAACTCAGAGATAATGGAGATTATCTTCATAGTCAATTACAACAATTAAAATCCAGATATCCAGATGAAGGTTCTGCTAAAGGATTATTTTTAGATGGAAAAGATAAAGTAAATGATCTGGAGTTAGATAGAAAAGATAGAGCAGTTGCATTCTACATTGTTAACAAATGTAGTTTCAGTGGTCTTACTGAATCAAGTTCGTTTTCACCACAGGCAAGTAATTCTAATTTTTCTATGCGTGGTATTGACAACCTACCATCCTATTCAAAACTAATTAAAAACTGGAAGATCACATGTTTAGATTATGCTGATCTTGTAGAGGATTGTCTAGGACGTGGTGAAATATTATGTGATGATAACACATTCATCTATGTTGATCCTCCATATAATATCAAAGATAATCTATATGGACATAAGGGTGATATGCATAAAGGTTTTAATCATGAAAGATTTGCTGAGATTATGGATGACACAATGGGCAATGTTATGATATCATATAATAACCACCCAGATATCGTAGAAAGATTTCTGGAGTGGAGACAGTATGACTTTGCTCATACTTATACAATGAGATCTACAGGTACATACATGATAGATCAAACAAAACGTCGTGAACTAATTTGTCTTAATTATGGGAAGTTTAGGAGTGAGAGTATTACCTAGTGGGTATGCTCAGTTATACCACACACGTAAAGGTGGATTATCTACCTTTGGTGGTAACATAACACAAGCCATTATTAATGGTGGTGAGATACATTGTCAAACAAGCAATGGTCGCACACAAATATACAGAATAAACAACAGTGAAACTGGTGTTGTAGGTCCTATCAGAACATTCTAATGCAAGAAGATACTCCTATTTTATCAGATGAGTTGACTCAGTTTCCAAATCTAATAGTTCCCTACAGTAAGTGTCATCCTAAATTTAATGCTAAGGTGTTGGAAC